AATCACACTTTGTTCATTCCGATGAGGTGACGGAATCATGGAGAATTGTTGATGATCTTCTTTGCACTGGTGATTCTTGTCCTGTAAGAACTGCACCTTATATTTACAAAAAAGGTTATTGGGGCCCTTGGAATAAAGTAGAACAAATTACTAAATGGGATTATCCGGCATGATTGGGTTAGTCAGAAATGTAATGGAGACGCCAGCACTTTTAGGTGTTATGGCATTTTTTCTCGTCTTCGTTCCTATTTTAGGAATGTGGGCTGTACATAGATACAATTGGGAGCACTGGGAACCACTTGACAAGTGGTTCAAGAAGTAGTATAATTACTTTTGTTGAGACACAACTCAACTGCGACAGTTCCCTTTGATAGGTTCAGGACTGGCGGCGATAGGAACCTATCACTCTACTAAATAATGGTAGATAAAGTTGTTCTACCGATATGAAAACACATAAGTGTAGTCACTGTGGTGAAACTGACCCATCCAAGTTCTACGGCCACAAAAAGAGTGTATGTGGTGAATGCCATAACAAATACACTCTTGCATTGGGACAGAAAAAACGTAAGTTTATTGTAGAACAGATGGGTGGTAAATGTTCTGCTTGTGGATTTGATAAGTATCAATCTGCTTTACAGATGCATCACCTTGACCCTTCAACCAAAGATAAAGCATTTGCTTCTATAAGAGGTTGGAGTGAAGAACGCATACTTGAAGAAATTAAAGGATGTGTACTATTATGTGCTTGCTGCCACGCAGCAGTTCATAGCGGTGAACTAACTCTCGGGGATTAGTAAAATGGTATCACGCTGCTTTTGGGAAGCAGAAACGCAAGTTCGATTCTTGCATCCCCGATTTTAATTATAATCAACAATGAATGATCATATAGTTTCTCAATCTCACATTTTTTATACAGAAGTTTTGCCATCAAATCTTTTGGATTTGATGGAAGAGGAAATATGTAAACTCCAAAAAACAAATTTTGCTTCTGGACCAATTGGTGATACTGCTAATAATGTTGTAATAAATCCTTCAATAAGAAACTCTCAAGTTTCTTTTACTTCTGAAGATAATTGGATGGTATCTATATTGGAACATTATTTTAAGATATCAAATAAGAAAAATTGGGAATATGACCTTGATTATCTGGATTTAATTCAAATTAGTAGATATAGCCAAGGAAATCATTACAGTTGGCATTCTGATTATGGAACTTCTTCAAATAAAAAACTTACTAGAAAATTAAGTGCTAGTTTGTTGATGAGCGATCCTAATACATACACAGGTGGTGATCTAGAACTAATAGATTATCATGGAAATGTAATAACTGCTCCAAGAAAAAAGGGAACTTTAGTTGTATTTGATTCTAGAGTTCCTCATAGAGTCACAAAAATTATGTCAGGCGAAAGAACAAGTCTAGTCGCCTGGATGTTAGGTCCTAAACTCATATAAATTTATAAAGATGGATATTTTTACCGTGCAAGAATGGGATGAAAAGTTTGATGAACTTTTTGCAAGAGTTGAAAATGGGGAGCATATTGGAATAATAAATGATGAAGGTAAAGCAGCAGTTATGATGCCTGCAGATGATTTTCCCATTGAACTATATAAAGATAATAACAACGAGGCCCCTTGACATCGTTGTTATTATCGTCTATACTAACATCAATAACACTCACAACAATGGCACTGACTGAAAAATTCAAGACCAAAGATATCAGCGTTTTACGCGCTGCATCTAATGGAGATTTTTTTCTTGACGTAAAGAATCCAAAACTTTACAAAAAAGTCCGTCGATATTATGAATCTGAAGGAGTAGTATTCTCTGGAGACCCTCTCGATGATTATGAGATTCTTATGGAATACATCTATCAAGATCTACTTGTTGAGGTTGCCTGATGAAAATTATTCTGGAACGTTTTCCATATCGTTATGTTGAATGTGGAATTTTAGAAAATGGATTTCCAGATTATAGAATTCAAAAAGCAGATTCTTGGACTAAAAGATATCATGATATGTACCTTTTAGATAATCAAATGCAACTTTTGACAGCAATGGAAGATTTTGATTATACTCTCTGGTTAGATGGACAACCATGTTACAGAGAAATAAGGGGTGATAGAGTAGTATCTCGGTATAAATAACCAGAGATACTCCAATAAAATGCCATATAAAAACAAAGAAGATGCTGCGGCTCAGCAGATATAGATTCTTGAATAAATAATAAAAGATTTCAATTATTAATAACATGGCAACAAGAGGAACGGCAGCAAAATCTGCAAGTGGTGCAGCAATGTCAAAGTATGATGTAGAAGTTGAAGCAAGACTTAAAGCACTTGAATCCCAAGCACATTCAAAGTGTGATGGTGGTGGAGATTCTGAAAGAATTGCAGCACTTGAAGCAAAGGTTAATGATTTAATTGCTAGACTTTCTAAAAAAATGTCTTTCTGATATTTGATGGGTTGCAATACCCATCTTTTTTTGTATAATATATTATAAAGTATTTTTTAAAATGAAAATAGGATTTAATTGTAGTTCATTTGATTTGTTTCATGCTGGTCATGTGACAATGTTAAAGATGGAAAAACGATTATGTGATTACTTAATCGTTGCACTTCAGGTTGATCCTACAGTTGATAGGCCTGGAATTAAAAATAAACCCATACAATCTGTATATGAACGGTATGTTCAATTGCAGGGTTGTAAATATGTTGATGAAATTCTTGTGTATGAAACGGAAGAAGACTTATTGAATCTCATTCAAACACAAAATATAGATGTTAGATTCCTTAGTGAAGAATATAAGGATAGGGATTTCACTGGGAAGCAATATTGTATTGACAATGGCATAGAAATTCATTATCATTTGAGGAGGCACAAGTATGCTTCTTCTGAACTTCGTAATCGAGTTTATTTTCTTGAAAAGAAAAAAAGAGAACAAACTGTACAAGGAGCAGAGACAAATATTGATGAGTTGGAACAATACTCTCCTAAACTTTTGGAAAAATATAATCAAAAATGACAATTTTAGTTACCGGTGGTGCAGGATTTATTGGAAGTAATTTTCTTCACCATATAATTGAAAATACTGATGATGAAATTATTTGCATTGATAAACTCACATATGCTGCAAATACTAGCAATCTCCCTAAAAATGTATCTTTGTATCCATGTGATATTGCAGAAGATGGATGGTATGATAATGTCTTCACTAAACATGATGTCAAGACAATTTTTCATTTTGCAGCCGAAAGTCATGTAGATAATTCTATTAAAGATTGTTCGGAATTCATCAAGACAAATATCACTGGAACCGTAAATCTATTGAATGCATCTTTGAAGTATGATGTAGAAAAATTTATTCATGTCTCTACTGATGAGGTTTATGGTTCAATAGAAGAAGGTTCATTTACAGAAGAATCCAATTACTCTCCCAGAAATCCATACTCTGCATCAAAAGCAGCAAGTGATCATTTTGTGATGGCATATCACAATACTTATGATCTCCCTGCAATTATCACAAACTGTTCAAATAATTATGGCCCAAGACAATATAAAGAGAAATTAATTCCACAAACAATTTGTAATATTCTTGACAATAAAAAAATTCCAGTTTATGGTAATGGATTGCAAGTTCGTGATTGGTTGTATGTAAAGGATCATTGTGTAGCACTCACTCAAGTATGGAAGTATGGTGAAGTTGGTGAAAAATATAATATTGGTGGAGAGTGTGAGATTAGAAATATTGATCTTGTAAAGAAAATATTAAAGTATATGGGTAGAGACGAAAGTATGATAGAATATGTCAAGGATAGGCCTGGTCATGACCGACGTTATTCCACTGACATTAAAAAGATCCAAAACCATATTGGATGGGAACCATTATATTCCCTTGACTATGGACTTCAACAAACAATTGAATGGTATGAAAATCACAGAAACTAATCTAAAAGATGCATTTGTAATCACCTCAAAAAAATATGAGGATGATAGAGGATTTTTTATGGAGTCTTTTAATGCCAAAGACTTTAGAGAAAATGTAAGTAGGACAGAATTTTTTGTTCAAGATAATCATTCTAAATCTAGTAAAGGTGTATTGAGAGGACTGCATTATCAGATTAAACATCCTCAAGCAAAGTTGGTAAGATGCATTTCTGGTGTTGTGTATGATGTAATTGTAGATCTTCGTAAGACATCAGAAACATTTGGAAAATGGTTTGGGATTACACTCGACAGGCCTGAATTACAATTGTGGGTTCCGCCTGGATTTGCTCATGGTTTTTATGTAGTCAGTGATTTGGCAGAGATAGTATATAAAACTACTGATTATTATTACCCAGAACATGATAGAACTCTTTTATGGAATGATTCGGAACTGAATATTGATTGGGGATTTGAAGGAAATCCCGTTCTTTCTCTAAAAGATTCACAAGGAAAAACTTTTGAAGAGTGTGATAAGTACGAATATGAGTGATAAGATTTCCGTTTATGGTTCCACTGGTTTTATTGGTGGAACTTTTTGTCGTCTTTTTCCTGACCAAATTATACAAATACCTAGGAATGAGAGAGAACCACAATCAACTAATATATTGTATTTGATCAGTACAACAACAAATCACAATGTCTTTGATAATCTTCAGATTGATGTTGATACTAATCTTAAAATCTTGCTGGAAACATTAGAAAAATGTAAGAATGAAAATATTGTATTTAATTATGTGAGCACTGGTTTTGTTTATGGATTGAATATAAATGATGCATTAGAAACCGATCCTTGTGATCCCAGAGGATTTTATTCGATTACAAAGAGAGCTGCAGAGCAATTGATTATTTCATTCTGTCAAACATTTAATGTCAAGTATCGAATCATTCGTCTTGCTAATTTGTATGGGGACGATAAGACAGTATCACCAAAGAAAAATGTTCTTGGGTTTCTTATTAATTTGATGAAAGAGGATAAGACAATTACTCTTCATGATGGTGGCAGTCATATTCGGGATTATACTCACGTTGATGATGTGTGTAGGGGTATAAAACTTGTTATGGACAAGGGAGAGATGAACTCTATTTACAATGTAGCTAGTGGAGAATCAATGCCTTTTAGAAACATTATGGAAAAGGCAAGAGAACTATTGAATAGTAAAAGTGAATTTGTTTCTGTTGAAACTCCAGATTTTAATAAGGCAGTGTTACCATCAAATTTTTACATCAATACTAATAAATTAAAAACTTTGGGTTTTGTTCCCAGTATTTCTCTTGAGCAAGGATTGAAAAATCTATGTTCTTGATGTATGATATATAATAGGAGTTTTATTGAATTATGAGTGAATATAAGAAAACAGCACTGGTGCTCGGTGCTGGTGGCTTTATTGGAAGTCATATGGTAAAGCGTCTTCGTTCAGAAGGATACTGGGTAAGAGGTGTAGATCTTAAACGACCAGAGTTTTCTGAAACTGAAGCAAACGAATTTATTCAAGGCGATCTTCGGGATGTAGATTTTGTTCGTCGTTGTATTCGTTTCTCTGGATATCTTGGAAATTTTTATCAGCAGATTGCTGAAAAGTTTGTGCTACCATTTGATGAGATCTATCAGTTTGCTGCTGATATGGGTGGAGCAGGTTTCGTTTTTACTGGTGAGAACGATGCAGACATCATGCATAATTCTGTTACCATCAATCTCAATGTTCTTGATGAACAACGTAAGTTCAATAACACAGTAGGAAATAGAACTAAAATATTTTATTCTGGATCAGCATGTATGTATCCAGAGCACAATCAATTAGATCCTGATAATCCCGATTGTCGTGAAGAATCTGCATACCCCGCTAACCCCGACTCTGAATATGGATGGGAAAAACTTTTCTCGGAACGTTTATACTTTGCTTATAATCGCAATTACGGGATCCCTGTTAGAGTTGCTCGCTATCACAATATTTTTGGGCCCGAAGGAACCTGGGAAGGTGGAAGAGAAAAAGCACCAGCTGCAATCTGCCGTAAAGTCGCTTACCTCCCAGAGGAAGGTGGAGCAATCGAAGTGTGGGGAGATGGCCTACAAACTCGTTCCTTCTTGTTCGTTGACGAATGCATTGAAGCAACTCGAAGACTGATGGACAGTGACTTCATGGGTCCTGTGAATATTGGTTCCGAAGAGATGGTTACTATCAATCAACTTGTAGAAACTGCTGCTAGAGTTGCTAATAAAGAAGTAAGAAAGATGCACAAACTGGATGCTCCTCTTGGTGTTCGTGGACGCAACTCTAACAACGATGTCATTCGTAGGGAACTTGATTGGGACTATTCTCAAACTCTTGAAGAGGGCATTGCCAAAACTTACAATTGGATTTTGGAGCAGATTGATAAAAAATGAAAGTAACTATTTTAGGATCTTCAGGCCAAATCGGTGCATATCTCACAGAGTATCTTCGTGATAAAAATCATGAAGTCACCGAGTTTGATGTTGCTCGTCATCATGGTGAAGACCTTACCCAGATTCCAAATCACAATCTAGATCGTGCTATCAAGAATGCTGATTTTGTTTTCTTCCTTGCATTTGATGTTGGTGGGTCAAGATATCTGAAAAAGTATCAACATACTTTTGATTTTATCAATAACAATACCCGTATAATGGCTCAAACTTTTGATTTACTTAAAAAGCATAATAAAAGGTTTGTGTTTGCATCATCTCAAATGAGTAATATGAGTTACTCTCCTTATGGTGCTTGTAAGAAACTTGGAGAACTCTATACTACTGCACTGAAAGGACTGACTGTTAAGTTCTGGAATGTTTATGGTATAGAAAAAGATCTAGACAAAGCTCATGTCATCACAGATTTCATTCGGAAAGGATTTGAAGAAAAGGAATTTGAGATGATGACTGATGGTACTGAAGAACGTCAGTTTCTTTATGCAGAGGATTGTTGTGAAGCTCTTGAAACAGTAATGGAAAACTTTACTGATTTCAAACCAGAAGATCCTCTTCACATTACATCATTTCATTCCAATACTATTAGGGAAGTTGCTAATATTATTCAAGGTTGCTTCTCAATTGAAGGAATGCATGATGTAAAAATTAAGTCTGGACTTGCTAAAGACAATGTTCAGATGGATAAAAGGAACGCCGCAGATACATTTATTCTCGATTGGTGGGTTCCTAAAACCACTATTGATGTGGGTATTCGAAAAGTATTCAACGAAATGAAAAAGGAGTATCAACTATGACTAATTTAACACCGTTAAAAAATTTTATTAATGAACCTCATTGTGATTTGGGTAATAATGCATGGAGACTTGCTGATTTAGTTCGTACAATGAAAAATGCAAGATTCATTGATCTTGGTGTTCGTTTGGGCGCATCATCTGCAGTAATGTCTATCGAAGCTGATGAGCGTAATAATCAAGTTTGTGGATGTGATTTGAAATATGATGGATTCTTCAAGAATGGTCGTAGGTTTGTTAGTGAGAACTACACTTGCTATCAAGCAGACAGTGTGACTCTTGGTAAGAATTGGGATGAAGATCCCTTTGATATTATCTTTGTTGACACAGTGCATACTAGAGAACAAGTTCTTTCAGAACTTTATTACTGGAGCAACCATATCAAAGAAGGTGGTTACTTTGTTTTTCATGATACTCATTGGGTTGCACCAAATGGGGAAGATAATCCAATTGAAGATAATACCTACAGTGGTGAAATTGATGGTGTGAAATGGGGGAGACCTGATGTTGCAGTCACTGAATTCTTTAATCTACCTAAAAGTGTTCGTCAACTTGATGAATATGAGGATGATGATATTAAATTGAAGCATTGTGTTGAAAGCCATGGAATGACATTTGTTCAAGTAAAAACTCTGGATGCAATTCAAAGATTCAAGGAATCAATTGATTGGGATAATGTTTTTGAAGTTAGAAATCGGTTAAACAATCTTTTCCTAAATCCGGATAATCCTAATTTTGTAGATGAGGATTTGGATATTGAAAACATTGATAATGAATTTGCAATTACTCCATAGTAAAATGGAGATGATAAATATGTTTTAGGTTGGTGGGTTCTTAAAACTACTATTGATCTGAGTATTAGAAAAATATTCAATAAAATGAAAAAAAGGAGTATGATTACTGATGAAAATTTTTGTAACAGGGTGTGCAGGTTTGCTTGGATCAAACTACACCAGACACTTGCTTGCCAATGGACATGAAGTTGTTGGCATTGATGATCTTTCCGGGGGGTATAAATCTTTTGTCCCAAAGGGGGAAAAATTTACATTCGCAAAACTAAACCTAGAAAATCGAAAAAAGGTATCAGAACTTTTTGAAGAGCATAAACCAGATGTTTTATATCACTTTGCTGCTTATGCTGCAGAGGGATTGTCTCCGTTTATTAGAAATTACAACTATAGAAACAATCTTATTTGCTCTGCAAATTTGATTAATGAATGTATCACTCATAAAGTAAAGATTATCTTTACTTCTACTATGGCAGTTTATGGAGATCAACAAGCTCCATTTACTGAAGATAAAATTCCACAACCAATTGATCCTTATGGTATTGCAAAGTATGCAGTAGAGGTTGATCTTAGAGTTTCTAAAGAACAGTTTGGACTTCGATATAGTATCGTTCGCCCTCATAATGTTCTTGGTATATATCAAAACATTTGGGATAGGTATCGCAATGCCATTGGTATTTTTATTCGCAGAACTTTGAACGGCGAACCTATGCTTGTTTATGGTGATGGAGAACAAACTCGTGCATTCTCTGACATCAAATATTATATGGAACCATTTGATATGTTGATGGATGAGTTTGATGGTGAAATTTTTAACATCGGTGCGGATAAGTATTTTACTTTGAATGAAGCAGCTGAAACAGTTAAAAAAGTTGCTGAAAAATATGGTTATAATCCTAGGATTGAGCATGTCCAACCAAGGCATGAAGTAAAACACGCATATTGTGATCATACCAAGGCAAAAACTCTTCTTAATTTTAAGGATGAAACTAAACTGGAAGAGTTAATTGATTCGATGTTTATTTGGGCGATGAAACAACCAAATAGAAAAATGCGTCAAATGGATTATGAGATAACAAAAGACATTTACGATTATTGGAAAAACTGACAATGAAAATTTTTGACTCTTTTCTTTTTTACAATGAACTTGATTTACTTGAACTTCGATTAAACATTTTAAATGATGTAGTTGATTACTTTGTGTTATCAGAGTCTCCCATGACATTATCTGGTAACCCAACTCCATTATTTTATTTGGAAAATAAAGAGAGATTTAGTAAATTTAACCATAAGATTATTCATAATATTACTGAAATTCCAGAAAATTTTAATGAGTATCTTGTTGATAGGCAATATCATTTAAATTATAATGATATTGATCCCAACTGTGGACAAAGATATATTGATATTCCTATTCGATATCAACGAATGGCTTATGTTAGGGATTGTATGGCGTATGGTTTGGAGAAGGCAGGAGCATCTGATGATGACATTGTTTTGACAAGTGATGGTGATGAAATAATAAATCCAATTCTTTTGAAAAATAAAGATTCTTGGTTTAATCCTGATAATACTTATATTTCAGTGCAGAGAGCATTTTACTATAGTTTGAATCAGTTGTATCAGGAAGAATGGTTGGGAACTAGAGTATGCACTTGGAAGCAATTGAAGAACACTAGTGCAAATAAACTTCGAGCCAATCATGAAAGTTCTTACAAACTTTTAAATTCGGGGGAAAATCAACTAGCAGGATGGCATTTTAGTTTCTTCGGCAATGCAAATACTGTAAGAGAAAAAATTGCAGCATATGATGAATGTCAGTATAATGTTCCTCAAGTTACAAGTAACATGGAGGAAAAAATGAATTCAAACAAAGATCCTCTCAATAGAGGAAATGTTTTAACGACAATTCCTCTTGATGATTCATATCCAGAATATATCATCAACAATCAAGAAAAATATAAAAATTTTATTAAACCATGGAACTAATTGAAGGTGTAGCATTATCTGAACTGTGTGATTACTCTTTTGGTGACCAGTCAGGACAATGGGGGAACATCTATACCTCTTTTATGAAAGATGCAAATCTTACAAATGTGGAGTTTGTATCAAAGTTATTTGAAATAAAAAAGAGTCGTAATTATATGACTTTGTTTATTGATAATATACGGTTGTATAAAAGAGATATTGTTGAAGTCAAACCTGAAGACCGGCCATATATTGAATCTCTTCATCAAAAGAGTGATCTTCTTAAACTGTGTGGCAATTTTCCTGATATGAGATTTGTCATTTTTACTAATCTGGAAGACACTCCTACTGATGAATTTATATTTGATTCTATTCCTGACAATGTAATTCGAATTGTTGCAGTCAATGCAGTTTCTTTTGGTGAAAGGGTAATTCCTGCTCCTTATGGAGTTCAAAGAAGAATGTCTATAAGTGATAATAGAATCGAACTTCTTCGGGAGAAGATGGAAAAAGGTAATCCAAACTCATATAAACTTCTTTATATTAATCATAATGAAAACAATCATTCAGAAAGATCTGGATTGAAAGAAAAGTTTCAAAATGAATCCTGGGCCCTTGTTGAACAAAATCGAGTTGGTTATTCAACTTTTCTTGAGGGGATTAAAACTTGTAAATTTGTTCTTTGTCCTCGTGGTAATGCTATTGACTGTCACCGCAATTGGGAAGTTCTGTATATGAGAAGAGTGCCTATTATGAAAAGGCACTCTTATCTAGAGGAACTGTTAAAAGATTATCCAGTTCTTTTTGTTGATGAGTATAGTGAAATAACAAAAGAACTTTTGACACAGAATAATGACCTGTTCTTACAGGCACAGAAAATGGAATTATATAATTTAGATTTAAATAATTTCTTTCAAAAACATATTGAGGATGTAAAGTGACAACAAAAACATTAGTAGTATCAAATCATAATTCTGATCTTGAGTGGTTAAGTACTACTTATGATTATGGGTTTTCACCAAAAAATACTATCATTTATGATAGAAGTGATGTTGAAAAGGATTGGAGCCATCTTGGTGAAAGTATTCGTTCACCCAATGTTGGTGAAAACATCTATGATATAATGAGATATATTGTGGAACATTATGAGAAACTGCCTGATGTTTGTATTTTCATAAAAGGAAATATGTTTCAAAGACTTGATGATAAAGGTGGTACAGAATATTATACAACTCGTGAAAGATTTTATCATGCTTTGACTGCCGAGTATTTTCTTCCTATTGAAAGGTTTCATGACAGCACGGCTTTTGTTTGTAATGGTGGAGGATTTATTCAACCAACATGGGAAGCAGTGTCTAATCAGACAATTTATACAAGACACTTTTCAACTTTTCCACAAATGCTTGGCAAACTATTTCAAAATCCTCCCAATTTTCCTTTTAATAGATTTGCTCCTGGTGGAAACTATGTTGTTCCTAAAGCAAATATTTTAAAATTTAGTAAAGAGTTTTATGAAAAACTAAAGTTTTTTGTTTCATATGAACCACCTGAAGAATTTCAAAGCACTTCTGGTGAGTCATATTTGATAGAAAGATTATTATATATGATGTGGACTGAAGACCTTCAGGAAATCTAATAAATATTGAAAATTGACAACTTAATGAGTGTCCTGTAGAATAAACATTAGTGGAGATTTTGTATGTATTCTGTTGTAATTACGACATTTAATTCTAGATTTGAATTTTTTAAAAATATTTTAACCAAGATTAAAAAACAAAGACCTGATATTGAGGTACTGGTATTCATTAATGGATTGACCAAACAACCATTTGATGAAGAATATCGAAAATCAATTCTTGAATTTATTTCACCATTTCAAAATACATTTCCATATGTTTTTCCTGAATTTATTTCAAATTCGAGAATGTGGAATCTTGCTTGCACTATAGCTACAGGTGATAAAGTATTGGTGCTTCAAGATGACTTGGACATGGATGATAATTTCTTTGATCAATTTGAGCAAGTTTTAAAACCAGAACATGAATTTTGGGTTGTAAACGATTCATACAGCGCATTTGTAATTGATAAGTATGCATTGGAAAAGCGTAACTGGTTTGACGAAAGATATCTTGGATTGGGACATGAAGATGGGACATGGACAAAAAAGTTTGGTGGAAGACCAACAGCAGTAATTCCATCACTTTATAATTCTGTTGACGTAAAATTTCATGATTGGCAGATGGAACTTTTAGATAATAGTGGTGGAAAAGAAGGTAGTGATATTAGGGGAGTTAAATATGAGAGACTTCCTGGCCATAGACTTGATGCATCAAATAGATACTCACAGTTTAATGGTGAAATTGCTGATAGTATTAAATCGGGGAAACCCGTATTTGGTGTAGAAGAACAAAAGCAATATCCTTATCAAAAATTTTATTGGGATAATAAAGATAAACTTTGAGGAAAGAATATGTATCAGTTGATTGAAAATTTTATTGATTCTGCCAAGGAGATGGACGATGATGTCTTTCCATTCATGGCAAATAAGAATTGGAAAGAAGGTAAACCTGTTTTTTATTCTGGTCCTTATTGGGATGACCTTGAAGCTAGAGAACTTATTTACTCTGTTATGAAAGGTAAGTGGTTATCATCTGGAGAAAAGGTTAATAAATTTGAGCATGAATTTTCACAAAAGTTTGGATTTAAACATTCTGTAATGGTAAATTCTGGGAGTTCTGCAAATCTTGTAATGTTTGCTGCTCTTAAAAAATATTTTGGATGGAAAGATGGTGACGAAATTATTGTCTGTGCATGTGGATTTGCAACTACTGTAGCTCCTATTGCACAATGTGGATTGAAACCAGTATTTGTTGATATTGTTTGGGAGGATTTGAATTGGAATCTTGATCAGGTTGCAGATAAAATCACACCAAATACAAGAGCAGTTATATCTTCACCTGTTCTTGGTAATGCATACGATATGGATAAACTGGTTGATATATGCAAAACAAATGATGTGCATTTAATCGCAGACAATTGTGATAGTCTTGGTAGCACTTGGAAGGGTGACTATTTGACAAAACATGCTATTGCAGCATCTTGCTCATTTTATCCAGCACATCATATTTGCACAATTGAAGGTGGAATGGTTTCTTCAAATGAGAAGGCTATAGTAGATCTTGCTAGAAGTTTTGCATGGTGGGGACGAGGATGTTATTGTGTTGGACAGCAAAATCTTCTTTCGAATGGTGTTTGTGGGAGGAGATTTGACACTTGGTTGCAGGATTATCCTGATATTGTTGATCACAAATATGTGTTTGGTAATATGGGATATAATCTCAAACCTTTAGATATGCAAGGTGCAGTTGGTTCAATTCAACTTCTCAAGTTTGAAGAGATACATAAGATTCGTAGAAGTAATAAGAAAAAAATACAAAAGATTGTTGAGAGCATTCCTGGTACTAGAGTTGTAAATGAGCGAGAAGAATCTGAAACAAGTTGGTTTGGAGTTCCTATTGTTTGTGATGATAAAAATCTAAAAAGATCTTTAGTTTCGCATTTTGAAAAAAATAAAATTCAAACTCGCAATTATTTTGCTGGTAATATCTTATTGCATCCTGGATATAGTCATTTAGATGATGCTAGAAAATATCCAGAAGCAAATCAAGTTCTTGATAAAGTATTTTTCTTGGGATGCTCTCCTACAATTACACAAGATATGATTGATTACATTGCAAAAGTTGTTTCTAAATTCAAATGATAGTTTCTGAATTTTATTATGGGCAAGGTTTTGGTAATCAGTTATTTGTTTACGTAACTACTAGAATGCTCGCCCATAAGAGAGGGTTTGATTATGGGTTCACTGGACTGGAAAATTTTGGTGATAGAAGATTTAATAATGATGGAATCCATTTTATGGATCTTGATCTTGGTAAACCAGTTCATGGTGGTTCCAGTCCTCCTGGTGGCCCACCAGATAAACTTCCTGATGGGATAGAGAACTATTATGTAGAACATAGGCACGGGTTATATACTGACCCTATGCTAAAAACGGATATTAGACTCACTGATAAAAAACTTTTTGAAATAAAAGATAATACAAAGATTGATGGACTTTTTCAATCGGAAGATTATTTTTATGACGAAATGGATTTGGTTCGTAGTTGGTTAAAAGTAAAACCAGAATTTGAACATAATGAAACCTGTGGTGATGATATTTGTGTCATCAATTTTCGTGGTAGTGATATGATTGGGAATGCTGGTTGTTGGTTTCCAAGATCATATTATGACAATGCAATACAAAATATGTTGAAGTTTAATCCGAACATGAGATTTTGTATTGTCACTGAAGATGTTAAAACTGCAAATATAGTTTTACCAGAGTTTCCTGCTTATCATGATAGTGTTGCTTGGGATTTTGTTGCACTTAAAAATGCAAAAAATATCATCTGTGGAGCATCAACATTTGCTTGTTGGCCATTATGGTTGAATAAAAATATACAAAATTGCATTGCTCCAAAGTATTGGTTTGATCACAATAGATCTCAAGGATGGTGGTCTCTCGGATGCTGCATATATAGTTACCCAACTTACTATATGGACAGAGTAGGTAAACTCTTTACACCTGATGAATGTAGGTTAGAATGGGAAGAGTATAAGCAAAGAACAAATATCTATAGGGATGAGGTATGATTGATTTATCTGATGTCACATTGGTCAGTATTGATACTACAGACCGAATAAATGAAACTCTAACTGCTGTTTATACCAGCATGAATGGTATAAAATATGGATCTGTGAAAGTAGTAACAGATAAAGATCCTCCAAATTTAGATTCAAATGTCACTATAGAACGACCAGTGGCTGACATTAAAAATTATGATGATTATAATCATTATGTTGTATATCATCTTCATAATCATATAGACACATCACACTGCTTACTTGTTCAGCAAGATGGTTTTGTTTTGTTCCCAGATAAATGGGATCCACAATGGTTGAATTATGATTATATTGGAGCTCCATGGGCAGTAGTTGAGGATGCATACATTGATCCTTTTGGTAATCACCATCGTGTTGGTAATGGTGGATTTTCTTTAAGGAGTAAAAAGTTTCTTGAGGTTCCGACTAAAGTTGAAGTTCCTTGGGAAACTAACAATAGTGACTTTTATTGGATGCCAGAAGGAGTTGTGAATTATCATGAGGATGGAAATGTTTGTGTTCATAACAGGCATATTTTTATAGAGCAGGGGTGTAAGTATGCACCTGTTGATGTTGCTGTAAGATTTTCACAGGAAACAAGAGTTCCGGAATGTGAGGGGGTGACACCATTTGGATTTCATTATAGACTACCACCAGGAGTTAAATTAGAAAGATGATAGGACATAACCATCTAGGAAAGAATGGCCGATTTGGAAATCAAATGTTCCAATATGCAGCAACTAAAGGAATTGCAAAAGCAAGAGGATATGACTTTTGTATTCCGAATGGACCGAGGAATGATGATGAGTTTAATGATGAAGAAAATCAACATAAACTCTTCATGGCTTTTAAATTGCCATCACTTAATAATGTTGGTCTTTTAAATGGACAATATAAACAGGAATCATCTTTTAGGTATGATAAAGAACTTGTAAAAACTTGTCCTGATAATGTAAATCTATATGGTTACTTTCAGTCTGAAAGATATTTCTTTCATGTAGAAGAAGAACTTCGTAAAGACTTTGAGTTTCGTGATGATGTAAAGAAACTCTGTGATGAAATTTGGAAAGAAATTGTCATTGATGAGGGACATACAGAAGCAATTTCTCTGCACGTTCGTCGCACAGATCATTTGATCAAACCAACATATCATCCCGTGCTTCCTATCAGTTACTATGAAGAAGCACTATCTAAACTCCCCGAAGACATTCCAGTTTTTGTCTTTACTGATGACCCTCAATGGGCTTTTGGGCATGAGTTTTTCTCTTCAGATAGATTCTTTATCTCTGAAAGTGATAACATACATGATATGTGTTTGATGTCTATGTGCAATTACAACATCATTGCTAACTCTACTTTCTCATGGTGGGGAGCATGGTTGGCAGGACATAATAGGGTGATTGGTCCTAAACTGTGGTTTGGACCTGATGGAGAGGATCCTACGGATATTTACCAGAAGGAATGGGAGTATCTTGATGTCTGAAATCAGTATTTGTATTCCAACATATGAGTATGGTGGTAATGGAGTCAAATATCTTACCGAACTTTTTGATTCTCTTGCTTCACAAACACTACAAGATTTTGATATTGTAATTTCTGATCATAGTATTGATGATACAATTAGAAATTTTTGTGAAACTTGTGAATATGATTTTGATATTACTTATATTCAAAATCCAAATGGTAGAGGTTATCAAGCTCCTAACACCAACTGTGTATTGGGCAATGCTGAAGGAAAAATATTAAAACTCATATACCAGGATGATATATTTGTCGATGATACTGCATTAGAAAAAATTAAAAATACATATGATTCGACAGGATGTAAATGGTTATTCCATGGGTTTACACATACTACAGATGGTATAGAAACTCATCGTGACTGTGTTCCAATGTGGACAGAAATGATGCTTGAAGGCAATAATCATCTAGGAAGTCCATCTTGTGTATCTTTTTTAAATGGATATGAAATGGACATGGATGAAAGTATGAAACTATTGATTGATACTGAACTATATCATCGTATGAGAATTGAATACGGAATGCCGGAAATAATTCCAGATGTTTTAATCGCAAATAGGGAACATGATAATAGGGTGAGTGAGAATAGGGTGAAGTATGATATGGTATTGCAGTCAAGTGATGGTAAAAGATGGATGGTAAATAGTGGTGAAATCAATCATATTCGTGAAAAGCATAAAGATTTTTTTGAAGTGAGGAGATATCCAGATGAGAATTGATTTAACGAAAGCTACATTCATAATTCCAATACGAATAGAGTCAGAAGATCGGCTTAGAAATATCATAACGGTAGTTGCATTTCTTTTAGAAACTTTTGATACTAATATTCTCATCAAAGAGGTAGATACTCATTCAGTGTTTGAAGAGAAGGCAATGCCAATTCTTCATAATATTGTGGATGTAGATATCAATATTAACCACATCTTTGAGAAAAGTGATGATAAGTTATTTCATCGACAAAGAATTATTAATGAAATGTTGATGGAAGCAAAGACTGAAGTTATTTTTAATTATGATAGTGATGTAATTCTTCCTCTAGAATCTTATGTAAAATCATATCAAAGTATACTTGATAAAACTTTTGATGTGGTCTATCCTTATGAAAGAGGAAACTTTCAAAAACGAGTGTATGCTAATGATGAGGTCGTCTCCAAATTTTTAATGACGAAAGACTATAAAGATTTGGATAAGTATACAAATATTTCAACTGCTGATGCTGGATGGGTGCAAGTTTTTAATAGGGATGTATATATTGAAGGGGGAATGGAGAATGAAAACTTCAAAGCCTATGCTCCAGAAGATGTTGAGAGATTGCACAGATTCACTACTTTAGGATATAAGGTTGGTAGAATTGTTGATTTTGTTTATCATTTGGAGCATGGGAGAAGTGAAAATTCTTGGTTTTCCAATCCACACATGGCAAGTAATGTTGCTGAATGGGAAAAAATAAAAGTCTTAAATAAGAAACAATTGAAACATTATTATTCACGTCAAAAATATCTGAAAAAATATGCTATTCTTTAATCATATAGGGAGTCTGGGGAGACTTGGAAATCAAATGTTCGAATATGCTGCTCTTCGTGGAATAGCAGCTAAACATGGTTATCAATTTTGTATTCCTCCATCACATATGAAAGGGATAGAAAATTATAGTCTTCATGATTGCTTTAAACTCTCATCAAATAGACATGAGGGAATTGGTGAGGATGTTAAATATGTTCAGGAACCACACTTTCATTTCTCTCAAGAACTCTTTGACAAATGTCCAGACAATACAAGTCTCTATGGGTTCTTTCAATCTGAAAAATACTTTCAACACATTTCAGATCAAATAAGAGAGGACTACACATTTCATGATGAACATCTTCTTCCGTGCAAGGAGATGATATCTACAGTTGAAGGTGAACCTATTATGCTTCATGTTCGACGTGGAGATCCAAATCTCACTGACCCTCGTGGATTTAAATGGAGTTATACTCAATGTGGTGATCAACATCCTGTTCAACCACTTGAATATTATGAGCGAGCCCTTGCAGAGTTTGATGATGATCAACCAGTAATTGTGTTTTCAGATTCTCCTGAATGGGTTAAAGAACAAGAATTTTTCTCTGGAGATAGATTTTTAATTTCTGAACCTCAACAGAAATACTCTGATGGTTCCTATACACCATATGCTGACTTGTGCTTGATGTCATTGTGTTCACATGCTATAATTGCTAACAGTAGTATGAGTTGGTGGGGAGCATGGTTGATTGCAAACCCCAACAAAAAAGTGATTGCACCAAAGATGTGGTTTGGCCCTGCTTATGCAGATAAAAACATCAAAGACCTTTATTGTTCCGATTGGATTGTGCTATGAATAGAATTACAGAATATCAACATCTCAAAGAAAGTATTGTTAACTGGTTGAGTCAATATGTTTTAGATAATCCTAGTATCAAAGCATTTGTTGTAGGGGTATCTGGTGGAATTGATTCTGCTGTTACAGCTACTCTTTGTGCTGAAACTGGGTTTCCAACATATGTGGTTTCTATGCCATTATACTCTTCTCATGATACTGATTCTCTTTCAAGAGATTATGTTAATGAATTGGAAAAGAAATATGATAATGTGACTAAAGTTCGAGTTGAACTTTCTGGAGTTTATGATAAATTTTTGCAATCATTTGGATGGTGGACTGGTGATGAGTTTACTAAAAATGACCTTGCAAATGCGAATACAAAATCACGACTTCGTATGGTAACTTTATATCAAGTTGCTGGTTCTAAAAATGGTATTGTTGTTGGAACTGGTAATAAGGTTGAGGATTATGGTGTCGGATTCTATACTAAATATGGTGATGGTGGTGTTGATATTGCACCAATTGCTGATCTTTATAAAACAGAAGTATGGGAACTTGGAAAATATCTTGGTGTAGATCAACGTATTATTGATGCTCCTCCAACCGATGGGCTTTGGGGAGATAGTAGAACGGATGAGCAACAACTTGGTGTTTCTTATGAACTCCTTGAATGGGTGATGGAAAGTGGAATACTGACTTGGAAAGATCCATCTTCACTTGATATGTGGAAAGGTAATCCTTTATCTGATGAACAGAAACATGCAGTTAAGCAGTATCAGAAGTTTAACACCCAGAATCAACATAAAATGACATCAATTCCTACGTTTAAACTATGAAAATTGGAGTTATCGGAGCTGGTAGATTAGGTATTTGCTTTGCTCTTCTTTGCGAACAATCTGGATATGAAGTTATTGTTTCTGATTGTAGAGAAGACTATGTAAATGGTCTCCAAAACAAATTCATTCATACCAATGAACCTGAAGTACAGAAGATGCTACTTGAGGCAACAAACTTTACTGCTACGACAAGTAATCAGCAAGTAATTGATGAGTGTGATATAATTTACACTCTGGTTGCAACACCTTCACGTTCGGATGGAAGTTATAACGTTGAAGCTGTATGGGAGGTAGTGGAAGATATTAAAAAATCTTCTAAATCTGCTGGTAAATCTTTTGTTGTTGGGTGTACAACAAATCCTGGAGATTGTGCAGAGATTCGGGAAGAGTTGAAAGAATATGGTGTAGAAGTATTTTACAATCCAGAATTTATTGCTCAAGGATCCATTATACGTGATTTGAGACGTGCAGATATGGTTCTCATTGGTGGTGATAACAGTTTAGTATATGCAGATCTTTGCGAACTTTATCACAAGATTCAGGAAACTGAACCAAAGATTCACTTTATGTCAACTACTTCTGCAGAACTTGTCAAACTTGCAGTTAATTGTTTCCTAACAACAAAAATTAGCTATGCAAACATGGTTGGACAAGTGATGACTCTCTATGGATTGGAGAATGAAATATCAACTGTTCTTGAAGCAATTGGTGATGATACAAGAGTTGGTCGTAAATATTTGAAGTATGGATATGGTTTTGGTGGCCCATGTCTTCCTAGAGATAATCGTTCTTTCGGAGCATTTGCAAAAAAACTTGGTCTCAAATTTGATTTAGGAAACACTACCGATAATTTCAACAATGAACATGCGAGATTCTTATGTGATTATTTCATATCCAAAAATGTAAATAAACTTCCTTTTTACTTTGATTATGTTTCTTATAAAAAAGGAACAGATATTCTTACAGAGAGTCAGCAGTATAGACTTTGTTTAGACCTTCTTTATGCTGGTTATACCGTTTATATTGACGATATTGAAACTATTATGGCACAGATTAGAGACGACCTTGATGGATATGGTGAACGGGTTAAGTTTGGCAAACCATCTGAAGAAGTTTATAGGATTGACTTTTAAAAATGACACAAGCACTTTTAGATAAAAATAAATCTGCCTTTAAACTTAAGGGTATGGGTCCGATATATTGTATCAATCTGGATGATCAACCAGAAAGATGGAAGTATATGGAAGATCAATTTAAGTATTGGGAAATTGAAAACTATACTCGCATCTCTGGATATGATGGCCGTGATGATGACTTGAGTGATATACTCACAGGAAAATATCCTGATAGAGTTTCTTCTGGAGAAATTGGATGTTCTACAAGTCATCTTAAAGCCATCAAGCATTGGTTAGAAACTTCTGATTCTCCTTATGCGATTATGATGGAAGATGACTGTAGTTTAGAAACGGTAAGGTTTTGGAATTTTACTTGGACTGACTTTTATGCACATGTCCCATATGATTGGGATGTAGTGCAAATTGCTATTATCTGCACTGGAGACATTCATGTCCGTCTTCATAAAAGATTTGTCAATGATTTTTCTACAGCATGTTATATTATCAATCGTCATCATGCAGAAAAACTTTTAAGATTTCATGTTCGTGGTGAAAAGTATAAATTGGATAATGGATGTAAACCAAGACCAGTTGCTGATGATTTGATTTATAATTCCGGTAACACTTATTCCATGCCCCTATTAGTCTATAGAACCGAACTTGGGTCTTCTATACACCCAGAGCACGTTGACATCTATCACAAGGGCAATTACCAGGCTCTCACTAACTTCTGGCAACAGAATGGTGCTAACATTGATATTGTTGATTATATGAACTACGATCCATATCTTGGAAGAATTACGGAACCAACACAAAGAGATGCTTGACAGAACTTTACATTTCCTATATAATTATGTAACAGTTCTTTACAAAGACAATGACCGTAACAACTAATGAGCGTGGACAACAGAATATGTGGGCAACTGAACCCACCATGTACATGACTAAAGAAGATCTTGATCGTTATGGTATCGAGACTCATGCTGAAAAAGCAGAGAAACTGAACGGTCGTGTTGCTATGCTGGGATTCGTCGCAGCAGTCGTTTCCTATGCAACTACTGGTAGCCTGTTCTTCTTCGGTGCATTCGGTATTTGATTATGGAACACAGCATCGTTGAACTTTTCACATATTATGTGATTGCTGGAGC